TGCGGCCTCAAGGCGATCAATATCGTCGTTTAAATCACCGTTAGTTTGCGGCCCTGCTGCCGGAAACTGGCACTGCGCCACTCTCGGACAGCCATTGACGGTAATCTGCGGCCCCGGTGAGGGCGGGGCGCTGGCGCAGCCGGATAATATCATCAGGCAGGGGAGTATCAGCCCAGCGGCGTAAGGTTTCATTTTCACGGTATAACCTCTTGATTTGGCTATTACGTTGCGCCAACAACTGATCCGTACTGGCAACCTGTTGCCGTAATTGCGCCTGTGCCTGATTATTGGCATTGGCGGTCAGTGCCAGCGCAATAAGTTGGCCGTTTTTGCTGGCCGCCTCGGCTACCTGCTGGTCAATCATCACTTGCCGAGCCTCAGACAAACGGTAAGTCTGTACGCCACCGGCAAGCAGTAAGGCGGCGGCAATCGCCCATGCGAGCGGAGCGGTGTTGAAGAGTGGCATGGTGTCAGCTCGGATATTGACGGGCGGGCAATTGAAAATGTGGGCCGTCTTTAAAGGTGGTCCAGTTACCGCCCCATTCCACGGCGATCCTCAGCTCGGCGGCGGCCCGTTTCATTGCGTCAGCCATTGGATAAAAATATTTCCACTCCCAACTGATCTTACCGTCTGGCAGCGGCACAATATCTACCGCATGGCCGGTTAAGTGGCGGCTGTTCAGGGTTTGACTGGCTCCGACTTTGACCAGTTCGCGCTGGCGTTCCAGCGTGCGACAGCCCTCAATCACTTTAAAATCAAGCGGAGTCAGTTCCAGCGCGCGGCGCACCACTTTAACCAAATCAGGATGTACGCCGATCAGATTACTTTCGCTGGCTTTGCCGAGAATAAATTTATTGGTTAACATCAGTGGTTCCTGCCTTTTTATTGATGATTTTGAATACCAGCTCGCGGATAGCCTGCAAGCCAATCAGACCGATCAAACAACTGATAAAAATTTCTATTTTCCCGGCGGCGACCTCGGTTAATGCGCCGTTTAGCCAGGGAATAGCATCAATCATGCGGATCAACACAGGGGAAATGACCGGACCGATATTGACACCGACCAGCCCACATACGACCCCCTCGCCAATCCCTTCACGTAACTTACCGCCGCCCCATACCACGCGGCGAAATGCCACAATAAAAGCGATAAGAAAACCGTTTATCGCGGTTGAGTAGGCAGAGTAAAAGGCCAGTAATGCACCCATCCAACCCGGATCTTTGTCTGGCATTTTCATATCCGTTACCCCCTATGGGGATTGTGTAGTTAGTCCCAAAGTTGCACGGTTTGCGCAGTGATGGCGGCGGCGACTTCTGGCATTTCCACCGGGTAACCGTGCGGTAAAACCGGGCCGATATCGGCTAAACCCGGATTGGCGGCCAACACTTTTTCAGTTACACCCTCGGTGCGGCCGTAGTAGCGCCAACACATGGCGTCAACGGTGTCGTACTGCTGAGCCAGAATGCGCATTAAATCAGCTCAACCGTCATGCGGTTGATCGCCTGAATATCGCTAATCGCCCAAGCAGCATCACGGCGCAAATTATCAATAGTGGGTTCCAGTGAATCGGCCCGCTTGCCGCCCGCGCCGGTGGTATCAAAGCCACGGAAACGATCAGTTAGACGGGCTTGCATCAGGCAAAACACCGCCGTACGGTACAACTGAATACGGGTACTCTCTTCGCTCAGCTTTTCCGCTGGTACCTCAGCCAGTGACAGGTAGCCCCGCTGTTGCTGGGTTAAGCGCCAGAGCGTCAGCCGATTATTGACCTCATTGATGGCAAACAGCGCCGCCTCAATAACACGCGGCTGCGTGAGAGTGCCGTCTTGGCGCGACTCTTCACGGTACTGTTTCAGATCGATATCCGGCCAGAAACCCTCATTTTTGATAACCGTGTTTTCCATTGGCTCCACCGGTTCTGGCGCTTCTGGTTGTTGATTGCCGTTGATCACGATTTCCATGCTGACACTCGCAAAATAAACGGGCGGTGGACACTGGCTTTATCAGGATGAAAAAACAGCCTAATTAGCCAGCGTGCCGCCCTCGCCGGGGCGTAAGGTTATGAGGCGGCTTTAATCAGCTTCTCAAGATTCTTGATATCGGTTTTCACACCGCTGTTATCGTCCAGTTGCAGCGCCGTTTTCAGGTTTGCCAGTGCGAGGACATTGTCGCCGTCCTGACGCAGTGCATAGCCGACAAACTTATGCAGGCGGGCGCTGACGACATCCGGCATATCCTGACCGGTTAACATTTGCTGGGCGCGCAATAGCTGCGGGGTATCCAGCGGTTTTTCATCGGTCAAGGTTTGCCGTGCAATGGCGGCGACTTCATCGCCAATCAGGCACGCGGTGGTGCGCTTAAAGCTGTCTGGAGTCACCAAGCCATGCTGGACGGCATACTCCGCGATATCTAATGCGTTGCGGATATCGCCAACGTCAAGATGCCAAATCAACATGCGCATCAGAATATCGTCCTGTTCGCCACTGCCTTTTGCCAACACACCGGCGACCCAGGGTTGGTATGTGGGTAACATGCCTTGCTTAACCTCGGCCTTGCGGCTGATTGACTCGATAAGGCTCAATTGGGCCATATCCTGTTGCAGTTTGAACAACAACAGCTCGTAGTTGCTGGCATGGCTGAGGCTTGCCGCCTCACTCAGTGATGATGATTGCTGAGCCGCGACAAATAGCCGATGGCGGCGAACGGGGTTGCTCATAATGGATTAACCCTCTGCTGGGACGGAAAAATCACCGAACTCAATGTTTTCAATCAGGGCCACACAGCCAAAATCTTCAACCACGTAGGCCTCGTTAACCGATTCAAAGTTTTCAATACGGTCACGGCGTGGGTTGTCGATGATTGAGCGCCTGCGGGTGCCGTCCTGCCAGTAAATAGACAGGTTATCTAGCCGGGTGATAAAAATGGCATCAGGCGGGAAAGACGGCGCACGTACTGCGGGCAGACCACCGATACGCTTCTGACTGATAATCAAGTCAGCGGCCAGCGCTTCTGTGTTCGGCTGTGATTGGTTGACGATAGGAAAATATTTGTCGGCCAGTAACTGGCGGCCGGTAATCGCGACAAGCTCGGTATCTTCCTGGAACCAGGGCTCGATCAGTTCATCGGTTGCAGCCATCACCAGCGCATCCAGATTATTGAAATCCCCGCCTTTGCCGATGCGGATTTTAGGCGAGATAACATCGCCTTTATCATCAACAATCTTATCCATCATCTGGCCCGGCGCATCATCACGAATGCTTTGCAGCCAGCCCCGGTTGACATCTTGCAATAGCTTATTAACGGTATGATCAGAGGTTTTTACCCGCTTGATACCGTTAAAGCCGATCATGATGCGATCCAGTGCCTGGCGTTTCACAATGGCATCACGGATGCGAGTTTGAAAATCAGGGAATTTAGCCCACATATCCAATTTGATATAAGGCAGCGCGGTATCAAAGTTAGTCTGGGTACAGTTGTATTTTGTCCCATCCAGACCGCTAGGGTCTGATGCTTCACGTTCTTTCTGCGTGGTATCTGTGGTGCTGGCAATCGGGCGGTCAATACTTAAACCAACTTTTTCACCCTCTTTTTCATCCACTGGATACATGTTGATTTTTAACAGAAAGGCGCTGCTTTCTTGCTGTTTGGTTTCCAGTTTTTGCGCAATCGATGGTTCAACGGTGAATTTCGCGGCAATGTCGTCTTTATTGTCCAAATGGTTCAGCCGGGCGACCTGCTGCAAAAACTGGTTGTACTGAAATCGGGTGGCTTTTTTCATGTGAAATTAATTCCTTAACGTAGCAAGCGGAATAACCTAGCAATCAGTCAGAATGGCGCTGTCATTGCCGGTTGATTTTTCGCGTTGAGAGAAGTCGCGATCTGTTTTTCTGAGCGTGATTTTCAGCTCATCAAGTTCCTGTTTGGTCGCATCATTGGCAGTTTTAAGCTCCGTAAAGGACTGCTCCAAGGTGCTGATAGCCGACAATTTCCCCTCAACTTGCTGCGCGACTAATTCAACCGCCTGATGCACATCATTAAAACGTGCGTCATCACCGGTTTGCTTTTTGGTAAACAGGGTTTTAATGGTGGTAAGCAGGTTGGTTTTAGGTTCTTGCTCGGTTTCGAATTCAATCAGCGTTTCTTCTGCGGCGGTAAACAGGTTCTCAGGGGCTTGCTTGCGGGAGGCCAGCGGATTAGCGGAGGCGCTGGCGCTGAAATTCAACATTTCAGTACCCAGACTGGCGGGATCATCAGTGACCGCAAGGCCAACAAGATAGGCACTGTTGGTGTCGGCAAATTTAATATTTACTTCCATTGATGTGTAAACCTTTTGGCGATCCTTCACCATTTTTACCAAATCGGCTGTAGGGCTGATTTCAGCATACAGAGCCATTTTTCCTGACAGTGGCCCCTCTTTGATTTCTTCGGAACTCAGTGCAACGACATCGCCATAGCGTTTAAATGCGCTGTCCGGATAATAGCCTTTGATGTGCTCCATATTGATACGAGCGCCGTATACCGTGGTGTTGTAGTTGGCTGCCATTTGCGTTAGCCATTCGCGGGTGATGGTGCGGCCATCAGTGGTCGCACCCTCTACGCCAATGCGGAATTTTTTTGCTTTTACGGTCATGCGTGATGCTCCGGTCTGATTCGATACAGTAGTGACCTATGTTGGCGACCGGTGACCAACGGAACAATCAGGCGCTGTTGTGCCATTGCTGGCACAAGGTGTAATGCGGGATGGGGGAGGTGCAGATAGGTAGCCTTGCTGCAATTAAGTAATAAAGCAGGCTATTTCACATGGAAAGCGTTTCTATCAATGCCGATTTAGATCCCCGCCGTCAAGCCATGTATCTGTATTGGCAAGGGCTGCGTATTGCCCGAATTGCGGAAATGATCGGTGAGAAAGCTGTCACGGTACACAGTTGGAAGCGCCGCGACAAGTGGGACGCTTACGGGCCATTGGATCAGATGCAACTGACAACGGCAGCGGAATATTGCCGACTTGTCATGAAATCAGCCAAGGAACCCAAAGACTACAAAGAGATTGATTTATTGGGCCGACAAGCCGAACGCCACGCCCGGATCGGTAAATACAATGATGGCGGCAATGAGGCCGATCTCAACCCCAATATTGAGAAGCGCAACAGCGGAACACGCAAAGCCGCGCAGAAAAATGTATTCAGTGAGGCGCAGATTGACAAGCTGAAAGATATTTTCAATGAATCCATGTTCGACTATCAGCGCAACTGGTATGAGGCCGGTTTATCACCTGATTACCGTATCCGCAACCTACTCAAATCCCGCCAGATAGGTGCAACCTACTTTTTTTCATGGGAAGCCCTACTGGACGCCCTCGACACTGGCCGCAACCAGATGTTTGTTTCCGCCTCAAAAGCGCAGGCGCACCAGTTTAAAAACTATATTGTCGCGGCGGCGCGCCAGGTGGATGTTGATTTGCGCGGTGAGGTGATTATTTTACCCAATGGCGCGGAAATGCATTTTCTCGGTACTAACGCAAGCACCGCACAGGGCCGCCCCGGCAATCTTTATCTTGATGAATATTTCTGGATCCCCGGCTTTCAAAAATTGCGCCGCGCAGCATCGGGCATGGCATCGCAGAAAAGATACCGCTCCACCTATTTTTCTACTCCGTCCAGCACCTCACATGAGGCTTATCCGTTCTGGGCGGGCACGCTGTTTAACAAAGGTAAAGCCAAAGATAAACGCATTGAAATTGATGTCAGCTACCCACGGCTGGCCGGAGGCCGGTTATGTGAGGATAAGCAGTACCGCCAGATTGTCACTATTGAGGATGCACTGAAAGGTGGCTGCGACCTGTTTGATATTGATGAGTTACGCAATGAAAACAGCGATCAAGATTTTGAAAACCTGTTTATGTGCGGCTTCATTGACGATAACGCTTCCACGTTCAAACTTGCAGAAATGCAGCGCTGCATGGTGGATAGCTGGGAAAAATGGACAGACGTCAAATTGCTGGCGCTACGCCCATTTGGTGATAGGCCGGTGTGGATTGGCTACGACCCGGCCAGCACCGGCGATAGTGCCGGTTGCGCCGTCATTGCGCCGCCAGTGGTGGCGGGCGGTAAATTCAGGGTATTAGAGCGCCACCAGTGGAAAGGCATGGATTTTGCCGATCAAGCCAGCAATATCAAAAAGATCACCGAGCGCTATAACGTGACCTATATCGGCATTGATGATACCGGTCTGGGCCGTTCCGTGACGCAATTGGTGCGGCAATTCTTCCCGGCGGTTAACGCTATTCACTACAGCTTAGAGATGAAAGCCGACCTGATTTATAAGGCAAAAAATATCATTCAGGGCGGCCGTCTGGAGTTTGATGCGGGCTGCATTGATATCGCCACCGCATTTATGTCTATCCGCAAAACCATGACCGCCACTGGGCGAAACGCCACTTTTGTTACTAGCAGATCTGAGGGCGTCAGTCACGGCGACGTGGCATGGGCCATTATGCACGCCTTATTCCATGAGCCTCTTGAGGGCATTAACAGCAATAACACCAGTGTGATGGAGATATATTGATGAGTAAACGCAACAGGAAAACCCGCTCGGCCAAGGTGACAACAGCTATGGCGGGCAATAGTACCGCACAGGCTGAGGCGTTTACTTTTGACGACCCGATCCCAATGATGGATCGGCGCGATATTCTGGATTATTTGGAATGTGCCGTGATGGATCGCTGGTATGAGCCGCCGGTGTCATTCAACGGTCTGGCTAAGTCATTTCGTGCGGCGGTGCATCACAGCTCGCCTATCTACATGAAACGTAATGTACTGGTTAGCCTGTTTGAGCCGCACCGGCTGCTATCAAAACAGGACTTTAGCCGCTATGCGCTGGATTTTTTGGTATTCGCTAATTCGTTTTTAGAGGCCCGCTATAACCGGCTGGGCGGCATCATGAAACTGGTACCCAGCCCAGCAAAATACACCCGCCGCGGCGTGGAGGCGGACACCTATTGGTATGTCTCATCCTATGCCAACCCACACCCGTTTGAAGCCAATAGCGTTTTTCACCTGCTAGACCCGGATATTAATCAGGAGATCTACGGCGTTCCTGAATATCTCGCCTCGCTAAACTCGACCTGGCTTAATGAAGCAGCCACTTTGTTCCGCCGTAAATATTATCTGAATGGCAGTCACGCTGGATTTATTCTGTATATGAACGACGCCGCCCATAAACAGGAGGATATCGACGCCTTACGTAAGGCGCTGAAAGAATCCAAAGGGCCGGGCAATTTCCGCAATTTGTTTATGTATGCCCCGGCCGGTAAAAAGGACGGCATACAGGTGATCCCACTTGCAGAGGTTGCCGCCAAGGATGAATTTGCCAGCATTAAGAACGTCACCCGCGACGACCAGCTCGCTATGCAACGGGTGCCACCTCAACTGATGGGGATTTTACCCAATAACACCGGCGGTTTTGGTGATGTAGAAAAAGCCGCGCGGGTATTCGCCATTAACGAACTGGCACCCTTGCAGGAACGGCTGATGGAAATTAACGACTGGGTAGGGGAGGAGGTGGTGAGGTTTAAGGCGTATGAGTTATTAGCTAAAGAATAAATCAAGAAAATATATTTCGATAGAAGTCAGCACATTAAGTGCTATCAGCTAAATTAATAGCACTTTTTGTTAAGAATAAAAATATTTAGTTGTTTTTTATGGTATTATTTTGCCTCAATTAACCCAGTCGGCTAAGCCAAGAGGCAGCAATGTACCAGAAAGACCCTGAACATTCGGCAAGTAACACACAATCACTGTTTAAAGATAAAGTTGAAATACCAAGAAGTATGGCAGGTGACAGGGGGCGCTACTTTCTTTTAAGCGTTGTTAGAGATGGTAATGTACTTACAGTGTTACATGAGCGAGTTGGTATAGATTCCGTTGATTATACCCAAACGCAAATAAATTGTGACACATCAGAAATCAAGGACATTGGATATAGCCCAATATCAGAAAAACATATCGAAGCAATTTTAGACGGCCAATGGTATGAATTAGTTGACGGTTCAAGCAAAAGCGATTTAGTTAATTTCGTTTGTAAAAATTACTAAATCCAGTGACTGATTATATATGAACGGATTTTATCTCTGGGTAGAGGGAAGCCTTTACTCATAATTTATTATTTTCAATAACAATCAACGTGATAGCCTAAATTCGGTTTGCAGTGCTAAGAGGTTTACATGAAATTGTGTCGGTCACAGAAAATAAAAATCAAATCGATGTGACATGTCACAAGGCTCTTGATTTTGTTTCTGTGCCGTGTCACTCTTTTAAAAGAGCAAGCCGCAACGGCCACCACGAATTTTAGTGATAATTACTCTCTTTGTCTGTCAAACTGATCACCGCAACCTTGCAAGTTCAATGTGCAACAATCCGCATAATTATATTCACTCCCTAATCATTATCTAAGCCGCGCCAATACTGGCTTTTCAGCCTCTTTCTAACTGCATGAAAAGTGAATATCTAGTCATTGCAAAGCGCGGGCGGGGGGGCGCGCGGAACGGGGTGCGGTTGGCCCCCGCATCCATTCTCATATGGGTTCAAAATCACCCCCAAAAACGGCCATGCGCAGCCCTAGTCTTTCGATATAAAAAGTACATCATTGTAGGTGAAATGAAAAAAGCGCCTCTCTACGTGGCGTGGAGGCGCTTTGGTGTGGGGTGATTTTGAGAGTAAATTGATGGGCGCGTGTATTTTATTCAATTTCACGCATATGTATTCATTTAAGTGACTTGTGCAATATTGCCGTGGTGCACTATCAGCACCCGCGCTATAGGGTATCCAACATCAGTTTCTTATATCCCTGCGTCTGCCAACACGCCGTATCACCTTGAAAACAACAACCATCCCTATCACCTGGCAATGTATCACCGCACCGCTTGCAACTGTCCTTCTTCAACTCAGCAAGCTGTTTGTGTAGCAATTTATTATCCTGGCGGAGCAAGCCGATCAAATATTCGGCCCGTTCATAAGGCCCACGAGCAATACGGCGCTGTTCGCAGCCCTCCAAAAGCATTGCCATTTCTGCGGTATCTATACGTAATGTAAGTTCAGTGATGCCTAACTCTTTATCGCGCAGGCGCTGGGCGCGTTTACGTTCACTTGCTGTTGTCATTTTTTGTACCCCTGACCCTTTTCCGCCAGTCCGCGAATTGCCGGGCGGGCTAATATGATTCTCTGGCAATCGTGAATAGCTCGGCAGAACTCATCACGTTCACAGGGATGCTCAATTGAAAGCTGTAAATATTGATTCCATGCATCGCCAAGCATTTGAGCGACTCGCTGCTCATCGGCTGACAATATACAAATGGTGTCGGTGTAATTAATGTTGGTGACTTTCACGGTTTACTCCCTCTCGCAATTTTGCCACCCGGCTCATTACGCTAAATGCCCGTTGGGCGGTGGTTGGTTGGCACTGGTACAAACAACAATCCTCTCTTGCCCGCCAGTTCTGACCGCCGATGGTCAATGTTGCGCCGCAAGCCAGTGATTGCGCTTGTTGTTCGCTAATGGAAAGCCCGATTGACTCGGCAAAATCGCGGATTTTTGTTGCCACTGGTGCCAGTCGTGCGGTTTTTTCTCGCCGCTGGGCGGCTTTTTCGGCTGATGCCTGGCGTGATAATTCTTCGGCTGGCGTCAATGCGTTGGTTTTAATCGTTAGTACCGGCGCGCTTTTTATCCTGCGCAGCAAGGCCCGACGTTCTGCATCGGTGATCGCGGTGAAATCGATTATTTTTTCTTCTAATGTTCTGTCTATGGCCTCATCCGGTTCGCGTGTTTTTTGCTCTACCGGAGAGTTATTGACAGAACTCCAAGGGACGGCGGGGCCGTCCTGAAAAACATCAACCCCCACGACAACGGCGGGCTTCACCTTTTGGCGGGCGACAATTTTCCAAGTTTTTAGGCGAGTACAGATGCGCGACGCCTCACCCAAAAGCGGGGAATAGATGCCGAAAATCTTCTCGGTGATTTCGCCGTAGGCGTTGGGCTGTTCATTGTCCTGATAGGCAATGCGCACGGTGTAATCCTCACGTGGGATCAGCACGCCGCCTTGCTTCATGATGTAGGTAGCAAAGCAGCCCGCATCTGCGGCGGCGGTGACGGCATCCATTGCCGGATCGACCAATAACGGCTTGCCGCGCTGATAGATGCCGGAAATCTTGAGCGTAGTGACCAGTTGATTGCTCAGCTTGCGCAGCTCCCGCCAGACGGTTACCGGTGGTGTGCCGATTGGCTGATATTGTCGGATACGGTGGCGTGACGCCCAAGCCATAGCGAAGCGGGCCGTCTCTTTCAGCGGCTTGCCGGTTTCATGGTCTAGTTCGCCATCCAGCGCGTATCCATCAATATTTTTACTGATGTATTTAGCGATATAGGCGGTGGCGCTGCCTTTCTTCGGATCCAGCCGTTTAGCAGTAAACCGGGCGCTGGTGCGCTTACCTAATTCGGCGCGATCAGTTTTAACGGCGTAGGCGCGCATAATCTCAGTGATGGCGTGGCGCTCTTGCGGCTTCATGAATAACAACAAGTGCCAGTGCGGTGTACCGTCATGATGCGGTTCAGCGACACGGAAACCATAAACGCGCAGATTTTCACGGCCTAGCTTGGATCCGATATTGGCCCATAACTTTGTAAGATAGGATTGTGCCTGTGGTGGCGTGCTGTGATTCCACTTCGGGTTAGCGTGGCCGCTTTGGTTGTTGGCGTGGTATTTAGATGGGCAAGTGATGGTGTAAAACACCCCAACATCCCCACGCGACTGTGCAATCAGTTCGATCCCTTGCATGCGAGCCATTAATTCATGGCGGCGTATCGTTGGATTGCTGATACTGGCATCCACCATCGCCTCTAAAGAAACGGTGTTACCCTCATCATCAACTAATTCATGTCGCTTGAAGAATTCGCGATTACGGCGTTTTTGCTCTATCCAGTCGGCCAATGCCTCTTTACTGACATAGGGTGCGGCACGCTTGTGGATCAAGCCAGCGGCGCGTAACTGGCTTTCTCGCCAATCATTACGCAGTCGCCACAATTTACGCTCCCACCAATCGGGGTTAATCGATCGGGCAATAGCGGAATAGTAGACCGCGCGATCTACTGGCTCATCTGGTTGATTGGGCTTCGGCCCCAACTCGCGCCAGTGCGGCGGCCTGACCCGTAAAGACCACACCTCAAGCGCAATATTGCGATAAATGGTCAATAACTCGGCATCAGATAAAATACGGGTTTCTTCGGTGGGTGTTGATACCTCAGTGCAGAACATTTCATTAATACGGCCAGCTACCTCACTCGCCAGCGACTTGACCCGGCGCTTGTTCAGTTCGGCAAGGTGACTATAGATACCCTGAAAATAGGCCATTAACTCAGAAATACGACCCTGGCTAACGCCTTGGTATTGGCGCACGGCATCCAGACGTAACAATGCATTCTTGCCGGTACCGGTTAAGAATGCATTGGTATGTTTATCACCATGATTTTCACGTAACCATCTAATTTTATTTTGAAAGTGGGACTTAATAAATATAGGTTGCTGATCAATGCGGGCTTGTACACCTTGCGGTGAATCCGCCCATTGTTGCTTGTCCCTCAAATAGATCTGGCGCTCAAGTGCGGCGCGCTCCTTACGAATCTTAAGCAATGTGAGGTTAGGCTCCCGTAGTTCGGTATAGCCCAGCGCATTCAGGCGTTTTACGTAACGGATAACCAGCGGGTGAGATTTTGGTTTTGCTACCACTGCGACCGGCACTAAAGATTGGTGACCACCAATCGCGGGGCGCGGGGCATTCCACGGATGATCCCATTTAATAGAAACATCACCGCTGCCCGGATAAGGCAGCGGTGGAGTTGGGGTGATGCGGCCACGGGAATGCGTGGTCATTCAGCAATACCAGCCAGATCAATACCTATCCACAGTGGCGTGGCTAAGTACGCCCTTATGAACGCTTCCGCCGTCGAAGCATTGATGGCGTTTCCGTAGGCGCGCAAACGTCCCACTCTGGTGGCAACCCCATGAGCCAACGGGAATGTGCCGGATTCAACTGGCCGCCACTTTCCATCTCTGCACAAGAGCCAGTCAGCATCTGACCAGAAGCCGTTAGTCGGCATGGCTGGCCGGATAATCCCTGTTCTGTCGCATAATCCAGTCTTCCGAACATCCGGCTTCTGCCATCCGAACGAATTACTGCCGACCCCGATCCCCTGCTGTCGCAGGTCGTTGGCGTCGGCCATCCCGCCAATTGTACAAAGTCCCGGAGCGCCGATGATATCGAGTGCCCCGAAGGGCGTTTCGCGCCGGATAATTTCCTCAGCGCTATTGATGCGCTCCCTCCACCCGACGGATCGCTTGCCGTCGGAGTTGGCCAGCCGGATTGCGCCAAACCAGACTCGCTGTCTGATGTTCGGCGAGCCGACGCTACAAGCTGGCAATACTGCCGCCCCGCAGGCGTAGCTTTGGTTTTCCAGCTCATTGAATAAATCGTCGAGCCAGTGCCTCCCAATTGCCGCTGCAACTTGCTCTCCAAAAATAGCTGCAGGCTGACACTGATCAATGAGATTGAGCCAGACAGGCGCAAGGTGTCGCTCATCTGCTGTTCCGAGCCGGTTTCCTGCGGCACTGAAAGGTTGGCAGGGGCAAGAACCGGTCCAGACCGGCTTATCATCGGGCCATCCGGCTCTACGCAAGGCGTATGACCAAACCCCAATTCCTGCGAAGAAATGGCACTGGGTAAATTCGGTGAGGTCTTCTGGTTTAACATCTACAATGCTCCGCTCGTCAACATAGCCTGGGTTGATATGGCCGGCCTTAATAAGATTTCTCAGCCACTGAGCAGCGTAGGGATCAATCTCGTTGTAATAAGCACCCTTGGTCATATTGCAGCCCTCAAGGTTGCAATAATTTCACCTACCGCCTTACGACCATCAGCCTTGCAACTCGCAGAGCGGGGGGCGGTAATGCTGTGAATATCAAAACTTTCGTAAAGATAGCGGCCGTGTGGGGTATCGCTGTTCGATGCAATAACGTGGCAACCTTGATCCGCTATGATCGTGAGTATTTCCGATAGCCAAAATTGCTCATTAGAACTAAAACCGCCTGCGTGGTAACTGGTGAAATCTGCGGTAGCGGATGTTGGAATGTAAGGAGGATCGCAATAAACCACGTCGCCCGGCACAGTCATGGTTAGCGCTTCGAAAAAGTCACAGCATACAAACGTGGCCTTTTGGGATTTCTCAGCGAAATAACGGATCTCAGCTTCGGGGAAATAGGGCGCTTTATATCTTCCGTAGGGAACGTTGAATTCACCCTTTTGGTTATAACGGCAAATACCACCATGACAATGACGGTTTAAATATAAAAACATTGCGGCGCGGTACTCGTCACTTAACTCGCGTTCATTGAAATGTTGACGATTCAAATAATAATTCGCCTCACTGTTATCAAATTTGAAAAGCTCTTTTGCAAGAACAATGATGCTCTCGCAATCCCGCTGTAATTGCTGATAGAAATTAATTAAATCGCCGTTAATATCAGCAATGAGATACTCGTCATAGTCAGTATTCAGCATGACGGAGCAAGAACCGGCGAACGGCTCGACTAGCCGCTTTCCGGCGGGTAGATGCTGGCGCAAGGTTGGCATAATACGGCCTTTGGAGCCGGCCCATTTCAGCGGGGAAAAAATGCGTTTCATGATTTCACCCCTGCCATAGCCCGGATAATACCTAGCGTTGTTTTGCAATCGGCCAATGCACGGTGCGGCGTACCATCAATGGCAACGCCCTGTTGTTCGGCTGCATTGCTCAGTCTTTGCCATTTAAATTTATTTCGCTTCTGATCCCACTGGCCGTAATATTTGGCGTAACTTTCCATAACGCACTCGGCATCAAAAATATATTTTTTCTCTGGCACCGGGCAATTATTAGCAGCCGCTGTTTGAAAAATTAAACGAGAATCAAATGACGCATTGTAAATAAGTAAAGTCCGGTCATTGGTTAGCACCATGAATTGCCAATGAATATCACGCCATGTCGGTGCATCTGCAACTATATCATTAGTGATACCATGAATTGCGGTTGCTTCTGCTGGGATAGCCTTTATTGGCTTAACGAGTGTGTCCAGTAATATTTTACCGGTACAATCAATGATACTGATTTCAATTATTTCAGCATCATTACCAAGGCCCGTTGTTTCTGTATCCAGAATAAGATAATTACGCTTCAACCATCTGTTAGCACGATTATGTGCGCCGTAGCGGCATAAAGCCTGATAGATTTTAAAGCCAGTTTTTTTCACTGCGGCAATAAATGCTTCAATGGCTTTAGCTAATTTATTATTTTTCATTTCACACCCCTAAAAAATTAACTCCCTCTAACGCAATGCGCCAAAGGGATATGTGTTTATTTTTTGTCAGACGGACGGTTGTATTTATCGATATTCATCAATACACGCAAAGCCATTGCACCCGTCTGGATAGCCTCCTCGCGGACGGCTTCTATATCGCCATTGTTATAATGGTATTCAATAGCCGCTTTCATTAACTCGCCTGATTCCTCGGTGAGAATAGAGACAGCGTGAACTACATCAGTCGGCCATTTGGGATGTATTTTTGAGGCGCGGATAGCTTCATCAATGATTTCAGATGAAATTGTCATATATTGCACGTAAGTGGCCTTCCCTGAGCGACGGGAGGTAAGTCCATAAATACCAGGAGAGGGAGCGTAATGGGTAAAATATGCATATGAATAGGCATCGAATAGATCGCTGGTAGGTTCCACTTTTAATCTTGTCTTTTGGAATGCTTCCGCTGTGCGCAAGGCTTCTCTATAGGCTGATTCAGTTTTATGGATAGCTGAAATAACATTGAAAGCAGTCTCGTCTGCGTAATTGGCAGCGCAGTTTTTACCGTGTGTTGTCGTTTCAATCGCTGCTATTATTGAATCTAAATAGCCCGATGCTTTCATTGCAGCGCCAGACGCAATTTTTACCTGCTCTTTCAGTGCGCTAATAGAGGCCGATTGACTATTTAACATACCCTCTAGTTGCGCAAGATCGGTAAGCGCTCTTTCTCTTGTCAGCATTGATAAAGCGATAGCTGGACTGCTACTTATGAAAGCACGAAAATATGAAATGGTAATATGCGCAGTGTTGTTTTTTTGTTCTGTCATGTTGTATGGCCTTATTTTAGATAATAGGAAGCCCGACGCAGTAAATACGCCTTATTTAATAACTCGCTAAAACGTTATTTTTTTATAACAAGTCTTTCGGGATTGAATTTAAATCAACCCATAAATCCAACGCCGCTTTACGTACTGCTTTTCTTTCATGATATTCCAACTCACGGAATTTTCTTTCATGGCTGTCTTTCTTTATCCCAGCCGCATAATAAATAATGCCTTTTGTTTTACCTTTGCTCAATGATTCCAAACGCTGCTCAAACTCTTCATCTGGAT